TGTTATGAAGTTCACCAACATATCCGATGGCAGTGGTGAATCTGCTGTTAAGAAGGTGGACGTTTCCGCACTCCAAACTCAGTCGGGTTCAGGTGCCTCATGTACTGGGGTGACTATTGACTGTATTTGGTATGAATGTAATGGCATGAGTGTAGACTTGCTCTGGGATGCATCTACAGATGTAATTGCTTGGACTCTTAGTGGATATGGGTATTTCGACTTTAGATCTGCTGGACCTCTAGTCAATAATGCCTCTAGTCCAACTGGCGATATAATGTTTACTACCACAGGGGCTGGTAGCGGAGATCGGTATGCAGTTATGCTGAAGATGACTAAGAGCTACGAATAATGCCAATGAAAGACGTAATGTCCAAGTTCAAGGCGGGAACGCTACGATCTGGATCGGGCAGAAAAGTAACAAGTCCTAAACAAGCTATAGCTATTGGGTTGAGCTATGAAAGTAAATCGGGTGGCGGTAGGGTTATGGGCACACAAACACTCTCTAGGTTGAAGTCTGGGGGCATGGTTGGTACTGGTAGCTACAAGTGCCCAGGTGTTCAAAGACATAGCGAACTAGCACGAGATAAGTGGGAAGAAAATTAATGGCTTCTAAAAAGAAAGCTAAAAAGAAAACAACTAGAAAAAAAAGAAAAGAACTTACGGAAAGACAGAAACAAACACTTATTAAACACGCAAAGCATCATACACCAAAACATATGGCATACATGAGAAGAGAGATGAGGGGTGGCATGACGTTTACTGAGGCCCATAAAAAGGCTATGAAAAAGGTAGGTAAGTAGTGGCTACTTCAGGTACTGCAACATTTAATTTAGAAATCTCAGAAGTAATAGAAGAAGCCTTTGAGAGATGTGGGCTTCAAGCTAGAACTGGATATGATATTGAAACAGCACGCAGGTCTTTAAATCTATTGAGTTTAGAATGGGCCAATCGTGGTCTTAATTTCTGGACGGTGGAACAGGGAACTGCAACTGCTTCGGATAGTACCAGCACGGTTACACTTCCTGCGGATACAGTGGATTTAATAGAGCATTGGATTCGCACAGGAACGGGCACCTCTCAAAATGATCAGCCGTTGTCTAGGTTTAGTGTGTCTCAATACTCTACTATTCCTAACAAGCTATCAGAAGGAAGGCCCGTCAATATTTATATAGATAAGCAATCTGCAGCACCTGTAGCATATTTATGGCCTACTCCCGACAAGGACTATACTCTAGTATATCAGCGTATACGTCGTATTGAGGATACTGGAGCCGTGGGGTCAACTAATCCCGATGTCCCTGCTCGCTTTCTGCCTTGTCTTGTTGCGGGACTAGCCTATCAAATATCGCAGAAATATCCAGATGCTTTTGTGCGTGCCCCACTACTTAAGCAAGAGTATGAGTTCCAGTGGGGTTTAGCTGAACAGGAAGATCGTGATCGTGCCTCCGTACACTTTGTGCCAGGGGGTTATTAATGGCACGGTTTGCTAATGCAAAGTATGCGTTTGGCTTTTGTGATCGTACAGGGTTTCGGTATAAGATCAAGGATTTAGTGCCTCAGATTAAAGCAGGTCGCATGACAGGCTTGATGGTAGGCAAAGATATGCTAGATGAAGATCAACCTCAAAACTTTTTAGGAAGACTTGGAGACTATGCTGACCCAGAAGCGTTAAGAAATGCACGGCCAGACATAGCACAAGATACTAGTAGAAAACTTTTTGCATTTGATCCCGTTGGTAATGGTGGTGCGGATGGATCAGGAAATCTTATCGCACATGGTAAGGTGGGGAATGTAACGGTGACAACATGAATTATACTGAATTAACTGCTGCGATTAAGGATTATGCTGAAAATGATGGAACTGCTTTCAGTGCTGCGATTCCTACATTTATTAAACAGGCAGAGCAAAGGATCTATCGATCCGTCAATTTGCCAGTTAATCGTAAGAATGTAACAGGTACACTAACAGATGGTAATGCATATTTAGCAATGCCTAGTGATTTCTTGGTTCCTTTATCTTTAGCGATTACTAGTTCAAGCAACCAAATATTTTTGATAAATAAGGATGTTAATTTTATACGATCTACATATCCAAATGCATCTACAGAGGGAACGCCAAAATACTATGGCACCTTTGATGTTGATACGTTTATTGTAGGTCCAACTCCAGATGCAGACTATGTAGCAGAGCTTCATTATTACTATCAGCCAGCTTCTATAGTTAGTTCCACTACATCTTGGCTAGGAACAAATGCGGATACAGTTCTTTTATACGGGGCACTAGTCGAAGCCTATACCTATATGAAGGGCGATGCAGACATGATGCAACTATACCAGCAAAGGTATCAGGAAGCATTACAACTGCTTAAGTCACAGGCAGAAGGCAGAATGACTAGAGACGAATACAGAAGTGGTACAATAAGGATAGGAGATAACTAATGCTAAATCTTGGTGAAGTCGGAGATGTGAAGGTGACTACAAGTGAGCATGGTAATCTTGGTCCAAGTCATTGGGCGGAAAGAGCGTCTGATATGATTATATCTGTTGGAGAGGGTGCCCATCCTGCAATAGCAGAACAGGCAACCCAGTTTAAGGCTTATATACATAAGGCAGTTGAATATTTTATACGGGAGTCGATAAAGGAAGATCGCTCTAAAGTCATCACCCTGTTACGTTCAGCAGGTCATAATGACTTGGCTAATTCTGTGGAGAAACTATAATGGCTATTACTCAAGCAATGTGTACATCCTTTAAGAAAGAGTTGTTAGAAGCAAAGCATAACTTTCTTAATTCTGGTGGTAATACTTTTAAGATTGCACTTTATACAAGCAGTGCATCTTTAGATGCTAGTACTACAGCATATTCTAGTACTAATGAAATAAGCGGTACAAACTATACTGCTAAAGGAAATACATTAACGAGAGTTGATCCTTCGTCTAGTGGAACAACTGCCTTAACTGATTTCGCAGATACCTCATGGTCTACTGCAACATTTACGGCTAGGGGTGCATTGATCTTTAATGAAGATACTACCGGTGATACATCTGTTCTTGTATTGGACTTTGGTGCAGACAAGACAGCTACTGCTGGTACATTCACGATTGCTTTTCCTGCGGCAGATTCGAGTAATGCAATAATTCGCATAGCCTAGTATGGCTAATGTAACAGGCTGGGGCCGATCTACATGGGGTTCTGGTACTTGGGGTGAACCTATACCTGTAGAAGTTACAGGTGTAGCAGGAACGAGTGCGGTAGGTGATGAATCGGTAGTAATAGATGTTACTATTACCGAAACAGGATTAGCAGGTACTAGTGCGGTAGGGTCGGTAACGGTAACTGCAGATGCAAATGTTGCTCCTACGGGAGTAAGTGCAACAGGTAGTGTAGGAAGCGTTACGGTAACAGGTACAGCAAATGTTACCTTGACGGGAATAGCTGGTACTAGTGCGGTAGGGTCGGTAACAGTAACTGCAGATGCTGGTGTATCCGTAACAGGTGCAACAGCAACAGGATCTGTTGGATCGGTAACAGCAACAGGTACATCTGGAGTAACGGTAAGTGTAAGTGGTGTGGTTGGTACGACAGGAATAAGCAGTGTAAATATATGGAGTGTTATAGATGGCTCACAGACGCCAAACTGGACAGCAGTTAGCGATTCACAGACACCTTCTTGGTCTAGTGTTAATGATGCACAAACGCCAAGCTGGTCTGGAGTCAGCGATTCGCAAACTCCAAGTTGGTCTGATATAAGTGATTCACAAACCCCAGGATGGGATGATGTTCCAACATAAAATTATTTTTAGCTAGGAAGATATAATGGCAAGCACATATGTAAATAATTTACGATTGAACGAGATGGCCACGGGTGATGGTTCAGGAACCTGGGGAACAACTACGAATACCAACTTAGAATTAATAGCAGATGCTTTTGGGTATGGCACAGAAGCCATCACTACTAATGCTGATACTCACACGACTACGATAGCAGATGGTGCAGCAGATGAAGGCAGAGCATTTTATGTAAAGTATACAGGTACATTGGATTCAGCTTGTACTATTACAATAGGTCCAAACACGATTAAGAAAGTTTGGATTATTGAAAATGCTACTAGTGGTTCTCAGAATATTATTATGAAGCAGGGAACTGGTGGCACTGTTACTATAGGAAATGGTAACGTCGCTGTAATTTATGGTGATGGTGCTGGTGCTGGTGCAGCTATGACAGATGCATTTGCTGACTTAGAATTGAGTGCCGCACTTACTGTGGCAGGTAATGTAGATTTTAATGGCAACCTAGACGTAGACGGTACAACTAACCTAGATGCAGTAGATATTGATGG